TCAAATCATCAGCGCAATTACTGCAAGTCAGTTTAACCGCACTGATTGGAACAAAAACGCGCTTCCAGTAACCGCACAGGCGGCTGGTACATGGTATGACCTAAGCACAGGCGCTGGCAACCCGTTCCAGAACTCAACGCACGGCTCTACGGCTAACCTAGCATTTCAGGCTTTGTCTGATACGACCACCACGACTGCCACAACAGCGGCAACAAGCGGATCGATCTCAGGTACGGTGTTCACCGATACAACGCACGGCACAAACCGCTTTACCGTTGGGATGATTTTAACAGGAACGGGCGTAACTGCGGGTACTTATATTACCTCGCTTGGTACAGGTACGGGCGCGAACAACGGCGGTACTTACAACGTCAACATTTCGCAGACTGTGACATCGCAAACAATTACAGGAACGGCAAGGCCAAGCGGTTTGTATACGGGTGGGGACGTATCGCCATCAATCAAGAACGTATTAAACGTATCAGCGTATAGTGGTGCTACGACCAGTGCGCCTACCACCCTGATGCTAGTCGATCAGGTGGCAATGTTCACGGTGTCATCAGTTACTACCACAGGCGCACAGTCGTTTACGGGAACGCAGACGTTGCCACGTTATGCAACAGGCGCTGGACTGCAAGCGTTCATCGTTCCATCTGTTGTCATGGGCGCGGGTACGCCTACCATTCAGCTAAACTATACAAATGCTGCGGGCACGGCTAGTCGGCTAACACCTGCCAGCCCATCATTGCCGATTGCAACTACTACATCACCAGTAGGATCAATTATTTACTCAGGTACTGGTGCTGGTAAGTATGGGCCATTTGTGCCTTTGCAAGCTGGTGACACTGGGATTCGCTCCATTCAATCAATCAACCTGTCAGCCACAATGACCTCTGGTTCTTTGGTTGTAATCTTGGCTAAACCAATTTTCACTCTGCCAATTACCACAGTCGGTGTAGCTTCTGAGCGTGACTTGGTTAACCAACTTCCTTCAATGCCCCGTATTTTTGACGGTGCTAATTTGCAGTGGCTCCAGTTTGCTGGCTCGGCTACCCCTACCAACACTGCCTATTACGGCTCTCTAGACGTTGCATGGGGCTAATATGGCCCTAGTTGGTAATTACTCCGTCTTTGACAAGCTGCCGTTAAAATACTGCACTGGGCAAAATTTGGCTATTACGGCTGGGCAAGTTGGTGCACGAAGTAATTTCTCAGAGTCAGGCCGTGTGCGTAGCCGCATGATGCAGTCTGAAACGACTGTTGCGGACGAGTATTACGCTTTGCCAAATGGCAGCTATCCCCCGCTAACGTGGTTTATCCCACAGCAAGCAGGACAGATTGGCAGTAGCAACCAGATTTACGGCAACGGCGTATCGGCTGGTAACTTAGCAGGCGGATTGTCATCTGATGCTAACCTGACAGGCGCGGGTGACATTACAAACGGCAACCTAACGCTGATTGCCCAGCTAATCGCATCACTCACGGGTGCGGGTGATGTTACGCCGCCACCGTCATTAGTTGGCACGCTGTTCATGTTCAGCAACCAGCTTACGGGTGCTGGCGCTGTTGCTGCTACTCTCACGGCGTTCGCATCTGTTCAAGCTGATCTAGCGGGTACAGGCACACTAGCTGTCGTGCCATACGCTACGGGCGAACTTGCGGCTAACATTACAGGGCAATCAGAGTTGTCGCCACAGAGCCTTGCGGCTGCGGTGTGGAGCGCATTGGCAGCACAGTTCAACGTCAACGGAACGATGGGCCAAAAACTAAATGCGGCTGCGTCTGGTAACATTGACTACCAGACTTTGGCGGATGCAATTGTAGCTGCAATGAATGATAACCCACCAGATGTTAACATTGCATTGATCAACGGGATCGACGTTGATGGTGACGGAACGGAGGCCGTACCGTGGGGGCCAGTTTAAGTTGGGGCAATTCGTTTGGTAAAGCCTGGGGCGTAAGCTTTGGTCGCGGCGAAATCTTGGCTGGCGGCGGTGGTGAGGATTCACGAAGCAGCAGACGCAAACGCAATAGGATTAAAAGATTAGGCTTCACCAACGAACGCGCAATCTTGAAAGCATCTCTAGCGGCAAGACAGGCAAAGAATGAACTTGATGCATTAAGTGAAAGCACGCCTACTGTTTCACAGAATGCAACAGAAGCGATTAACGACTATCTAAATGAAAAGGGCGAAGCTCAAGCATTACAGGCACAGCTTGATAAACTGTTAAGCCAATTAAGCGTTAAGGATGTCAACGATACTAACGATCTTAATTACAGTGTCGACGCAGAAGCTGCTAAAAAGGAAATACAAGAGTTCCTTGATGACAACAGAGAAGCAATTGAAGTGCTGTTGCTTGATGAGCAAAAGAATAACAGATTGCTTCTAACGATTATGGGTTTTTGACATCATTGCATTATTTGCAAAAATATGTGATGGTGCAAATATGTGGTTCCACTCTCCACAAAATTAGGGTGAGTTAATGGGGTTAAAACATGACAACGGCAGAAATGGATAACAACGACAATATAGACACGATCGACATTGAAACAGAATCCACTGAGCAAGCAGAAGATGAGACCAATTCCATCGACCTTGCTGATGATGAAGAAGATGACGAGGATGAAGTCGTAATATCTATCGGAGAGGAATCGCCACCTCAAGATGAAGAAGTTCGTGCGCCAGCATGGGTGCGTGAATTGCGTAAATCAAATCGGGAAAAAGAGCGGAAGATAAAAGAACTTGAAGCAAAGCTGAATACATCGGTAGCTGAGACTAAACCAGTTGCATTAGTATCTAAGCCAACGCTTGAAAGTTGCGATTATGATTCCGACGAGTATGAACAGAAGCTAGCTGATTGGTATGACCACAAGCGGGAATACGATGCAGCCGAAGCCAATGCCAAGGCCCAGCAAGACGCTGAAGCTAAGGCATGGCAGGACAAGCTTGATTCCTATGCGAAGGCTAAATCTTCGTTGAAGGTGCGGGACTATGAAGAAGCTGAGGCTACGGCTTTGGACACATTCAACGTCACGCAACAGGGAATAGTTCTACAAGGCTCTGACAATCCTGCTTTGCTTATCTACGCAATTGGCAAAAGCACTAAGCGAGCAAAGGAACTTGCAGCAATCACCGACCCCGTAAAGTTTGCCTTTGCGGTAGCAAAACTGGAGACTCAGTTGAAAGTAACAAACCGTAGGGCGGCAACCGCGCCAGAACGCACCATTACCACAAGCGGTGGTCGTGTCTCTGGCACCATTGATTCGCAACTTGATCGCTTACGCGCAGAAGCTTTAAAGACCGGAGATTTGTCAAAGGTCATGGAGTATAAGCGCCGTAATAAGAAAACCTAATTTTTCGGAGTTAATATAATGGCTAACGCTTTTTCAAAAGAAGAAATTGTTGCCTTTGAGAATATCCTTGAAGGCTTCCATGACGCTTTGATCCTTTCAAAGAACGTCAACATCTACAACACTAATGGCGTAACTATGGAACGCGCTCGTGACACTATGTGGCGTCCGCAACCATACATCGCTCAGTCGTTCACTCGTACTGTTGGCACGACCATTGCTTCTGATGTTCAGACAATGACTCAGCTTTCTGTTCCTTCGACCTTGGGCTTCAGCCCTTGTTCAGCGTGGGAAATGAATGCTCTGGAACTTCGTGATGCTCTACAGGAAAATCGCCTTGGCGATGCTGCAAAGCAGAAGCTTGCATCTGACATCAACCTTTCCGTTATGGATTTGGCTGCTGCTCAGGGTACGCTTGTTGTTGACGTAACAACTGCTGCTGGCGATTATGATGACATCGCACTTTGCGACAGCATCATGAACGAACAGGGTGTTATGGCTGGTGATCGCTACCTCGCATTGTCGAGCCGCGATTATAACGGCATGGCTGGTAACTTGGCAGTAGCGACTCGCTCGTTCACTGGCAACAAGTCGGCTAATGCATATGAGCGTTCGTTCGTTGGTGAAGTCGCAAGCTTCGAAACGTACAAGCTTGACTATGCTAACCGTTGTGCTGCTAACGCTGCAACACCTACGATTGCTACCAATGGCGCACAGGTTCGTTACGTTCCTAAAGCAACCACCACCTCTACTGCTGGCGTTCTGAACGTAGATAACCGTTATCAGACCGTCACCGTCTCTACGACGACAGGCACTGTTGCGGGTGATGCGTTCACGATCACTGGTATTGAAGCTGTTCACCACATCACGAAGCGTTCGACTGGCGAACTCAAGACGTTCCGCGTCATTGAAGTTGTCAACGGTACGTCAATGATTATCAGTCCACCAATCATCGGTGCCAACTCGTCGCCAACTGATGCTGAACTTCAGTATCAGAACGTTGAAGTAGTATCGACCTCGGCAACTGCCGCGATCAACTTCTTGAACACCACTGCTTCGAACATCAACCCGTTCTGGCGCAAGGATTCAATTGAACTCCTCCCAGGTCGTTATGCTGTTCCAGATGGCGCTGGCGTTGATGTTCTGCGTGCTGCTACGGATCAGGGCATTGAACTGGTTATGACGAAGCGTTTTGATCCACTGACGTTCCAGACGCTTTACACGCTGGACACACTGTATGGTGTGGTTATGACGAACCCTGAAATGGCAGGTATTCTGCTTTTCAACCAAGCGTAATAGAGATGGGGGGAGCTTCGGCTTCCCCCTCTTTTCTTTAAGGAGCGAACCAATGCCATTGAAAAAAGGTTTCAGCCGCGCAACCATCGGTAAAAATATTAAGATGGAAGAAAAGGCTGGTCGCCCTAAAAATCAAGCCATTGCCATTGCACTGAATGTAGCACGCGATGCTGCCATGAAAGCAGGGAAGCCATCGAAGGCTCCTAAGCGGAAGGCAAAGAAGAAATAGTTATTCGTTTAATGCGTCATTTTCTGATATAAGGCAGCGCATTGAACTTGGAGGTCTAAATGGGTTACACAAAGCGCCAGTTCGTAACGTCAGCCTTTGAAGAAATTGGCTTGGCTGATTACGTCTTTGACCTTCAGCCTGAACAGCTAGAAGCAGCTTTGCGCCGTTTAGATTCCATGATGGCCGAATGGAATGGAATGGGCATTCGTCTTGGCTACTCAATGCCAAGCAGCCCACAAGACAGCGACCTAGACGAGCAAACCAATGTGCCTGACAGTGCATGGGAAGCTATTATTACTAACCTCGCCATTCGTATTGCGCCTGGTTATGGTAAGGGCGTTTCACCTGAGACAAAGGTATCGGCTAAGGGCGCTTTTAACGTATTGCTGCAACGCGCTACATTCCCGCTAGAACAACAGCTTCCTTCAACTATGCCAATCGGTCAGGGCAACAAGCCTTGGCGCTGGGATAATCCTTATGTGCGGATTCCTTATGATTCTGTAAATGCTGGGCCGGATGGCCCTATCGAATGGAGTTAATCAATGCCCACAATTAATCAGCTACCGACTGTAACTCAGGTCTCCGGTGGAGATCAGTTGCCATTATTCGTAACGAACCAAGGTGACGCTCGTCGTTGCTCTGTCACAACCCTTATTGAATACGTTGAGGAAAACTTTGACGCAGTCATTGCAAACACAGTGCTAACAACGCCATCGACCTTTGCCCAGCTTCCAAACGCTGTTGGCAATACTGGCGCACGGGCTTTCATCACTGACGGAAGCACCACAACATTTGCTGCTACCGTTGCTGGTGGCGGCGCAAACAAAGTCCCCGTCTATAGCGACGGCATAAATTGGAAGGTTGGCTAATGTCTTATGTAAACCCTTTTGCTCCTAATTATGGATCGAACATTGTTGCAACTCCTGCGGCAGCATCAGCATCAGTAACCATTTCGGGAACTGACAGTTCCGTCCGTCTTGTGAACACTGGCGCAAACGTCTGCTACGTTCGCATTGGTGAAACTGCTGCTACTGCAACGACTGCTGACTTGGCTGTTCGTGCTGGCAGCGAAGTTATTATACGCAAAGCAAATGGCTTCACAAAGCTTGCGCACATCTCAGCATCTGGCACAACGCTCAACATTCAAACTGGCAATGGCGGCGTTTAATTGTAATTAAGGGATAAAGATATGATTATTCAACCAGGCCTTACTCAGACCATTACCGACGTTCTTGTTCCTGCTGGTGAATATATCAGCATTGGCAATGTGGGCAACGATGCCACAACCGTTTCGCTTGAGCCAATTGGCCCAACAAGCTATGAAAACTACACCCAAATTGCATCGCTTTCCAATAGCGCACAGATGTTTGGCCCTTATCCAGTTGATCGCACTGTGCGTATCGTCAGCGGACTTGAGTCAACAGCGCAATATGACGTAGGCGCTCAACCTTCTTTGCGCGACTTTCCAACTTTGACACTCGGTAGCCTTGAGCCTGTTGCACTGGTTGAGCCAGCCGCAACCTTTGTGACGCTGACGTATAATGACAACGGTGGCAATGTTCGCTTGGCAAGTGCGGGGGCGCATGGCTTGACGGCAGCAATCGCAGTAGGTGCAAGTGTTTATACAACTTGGACAGGTGGCACAGGCGTTACTGGCTTTTATGAAGTTACCGCACTGGATGCTGATACAACTGGCGTAGCGGTTACAATCGACCTACCTTACGTTTCGTCAACCGTAACGATCACCATTGCTGCACCTGGCGTAGTAACTTGGACAGCACATGGCCTATCGGTAAATGACACTATCCGTTTCACCACTACTGGTGCATTGCCTACTGGATTGGCTATCAATACCACATACTATATAAAGGAAGTGCTGTCAGCCAACACCTTCACCGTATCCACATCAGCAGGAGGCGCAGCAGTAACCACTAGCGGTACGCAGTCTGGCACACAAACTGCGCTTGTTTGGTACGGCGTTGCCGTAGTTGCGGTAGCCAACACAGTAGTTACTTTGGCATCCGTCACAGTCCCTGGCTGGTCGATGGGCGTGGGCGGCGGTATGGAGATTGACGCTCTGTTCACATTGACGAATAACGCTACAGTTAAAACCTTGGGCATGACATATGGCGGCGGTGCTATCTTGTCTGCTGCTGCGGCAAGCAACACCAGCGCATCTGTTCAAAAGCTATTGTACAATCGTGGTGGATCGCAAGTTGTCAGCAACTCAACGGCTTCTGTAGGTCACGGCCTATCAACGGGTGCAAACGTGTTCCTGAACGTCGATGCTTCAGTAGATCAGACATTTGCAATCACTGCACAGCCAGCGACTGCAAATAACCTTATGCGCCTTGAAGCGTTCAACCTTTATGTAACTTTCTAATAGGAGAATTAAAATGCCAATGGTTGGCGGAAAAAAGTTCAGCTACGATGCAAAAGGTATGGCAATGGCAAAGAAAGCTGCCGCTAAGTCTGGCAAGTCAATGACGATGACCAAAGCAAAGAAGAAAAAGAAGTAAAGTGGTTCAGATTCCAATTCTCAATGGTATATTCACAGATAACGGGCCAGACTTTAGAACGTCTTATCCCGTTAATCTTGTGCCTACGCCAAAGTCGAATGGAATAAGCGAAGGCTTCCTACGTCCTGCTGATGGCATTGTTGGTAACGGCACTGGCCCTGGCACTGATCGCGGCGCTATCAACTGGAATGGCGTTTGCTATCGAGTGATGGGTTCCAAGTTCTGTAGTGTGGCTGCGGATGGCACTGTGGTTGTTATTGCTGATGTGGGGAACAATGGCATAGATGTGTCAATGGATTATTCCTTTGACCTTCTGGCAATCGCATCAAACAACAATCTATTTTATTATGATGGCACGACTGTAACGCAAGTGACCGACCCAGACTTGGGCATTGTGATCGATGTTGTTTGGGTTGATGGTTATTTCATGACCACGGATGGCGAGTTTCTTGTTGTTACGGAACTTAGTAACCCGTTCGCAGTTAACCCGTTAAAGTATGGTTCAGCAGAAGCCGACCCCGATCCAATCACTGGATTGCTGAAGCTCCGCAATGAAGTCTATGCGCTGAACAGAAACACGATTGAAGTGTTTGACAACGTAGGCGGCGACCTATTCCCTTTTAGACGTATTGAAGGCGCTCAGATCGAAAAAGGCTCAATCGGCACACACGCTTGCTGCATCTACATGGAGACTTGTGCGTTTCTGGGTAGTGGCTGGAATGAAGCACCAGGTGTTTATCTGGGCGTGAATGCGAACGCTAATAAGATCAGTACGCAAGAGATTGACCAAATCCTGTTAAATTACACTGAAGAAGAACTTGCTTTGGTCAACATGGAAGCGCGCAACGATAGAGCGCACGACCATTTATATATCCACCTTCCTGACCGCACACTTGTATTTGATGGCGCTGGATCAAAAGAAACAGGACAGCCAGTGTGGTTCATCCTGACAAGCAGCATTGAAGGATTCTCTAAGTATCGCGCACAGAACTTTGTGTGGTGCTATGACCATTGGCTATGCGGAGATGCAACGTCGAACAAGGTTGGCTATCTTGTTAAGAACATTTCGACACAATATGGCGACACTGTGCGCTGGGAGTTCGGCACGACCATCGTTTATAACGAAGGCAGGGGTGCTATCATACAGCAGCTTGAACTGGTTGGCCTCACTGGTTCTGTTGCCTTTGGCACTGACCCGACAATCAACACAAGCTATTCGACTGATGGTGAAACGTGGAGCCAACAGAAGTTTATCAAGGCGGGTAAGACAGGGGAACGTGCAAAGCGTCTTGTCTGGTTCCAGCAGGGATGGATGCGTAACTGGCGCATACAGCGATTCCAAGGAACGTCAGCAGCACATATGTCATTTGCGAGGCTAGAGGCGGCGATTGAGCCGTTGGCGTTCTAATGGTTTATCAAACGCTATCTTTGACGCGAGATCAGTTTGCGTCATTCCTAAGTGACTTTGAACAGATCAAGCAATTTGAGCGGCTGTTTGCCAACACGAATGCTAACGTCATTTCAATTGATGATGTAAGCCTTGCTGCTGGCAATTCTGGGGCAAGTGCGAATGATGCGCTGGCACAGATCATTGGCATAGCTGAAACGCTCAACAAGGAACCAGCACCAGCTAACGTAAGCCAGCTTGCTGTGATTGAAACGCAGCTACAAGATCTAAGCATAGCTCCCCCTGCAAGCAATGGCTCGGTAACATCTGTGGCTGCGTCTGGTGGCACTACTGGATTAACCTTTAGCGGATCACCCATAACCACTAGCGGCACACTGACCCTTGGCGGCACACTGGCTGTTGTTAACGGTGGGACAGGGCAGACTTCATATACTGACGGTCAACTTCTAATTGGCAATACAACTGGCAATACGTTGACCAAAGCAACCTTAACTCCAGGCAGCGGCGTATCTATTAGCAATGGCGGGGGTTCAATAACTATTTCTGCAACTGGAAGTGGCGGAACGGTTACATCCGTATCTGTCGTATCGGCTAACGGCTTTGCAGGGACAGTAGCAACAGCCACGACAACGCCTGCAATCACTTTATCCACTTCAGTTGCAGGTCTGATAAAAGGTAATGGAACTGCATTATCGGCAGCAGTAGCCGCAACTGACTATGTTGCTCCTAGTGCATATGCCTCTGCAAATGGTCTTACAATGGCTACCAGCCGTTTGTTGGGTCGCACTACCGCCAGCACAGGCGCAGCCGAAGAGATTAGTGTAGCTGGCGGTTTGACGTTATCTGCTGGCGTTTTGACAGGCACATCCGGCACGGTCACGAGTGTTACAGGAACTGCTCCTGTTGTGTCGAGCGGTGGAGCAACTCCCGCCATCAGTATGGCAGCAGCTACAGCTTCGGTTAATGGCTACCTTACAAGCACAGATTGGACTACCTTTAACAACAAAGGCTCTGGTTCGGTAACATCCGTATCTGTTGTATCGGCAAATGGCATTGCAGGAACAGTAGCAACATCGACAACAACACCAGCCATTACGCTTACTACCACAATAACGGGCATTCTTAAAGGCAATGGCACTGCTATCTCAGCGGCTACAGCAGACGTTGATTACATAGCTCCATCTGCTCCCGTAACAAAGACTGCAAACTTTACAGTTGCTGTAGGCGAAACATGGATAATCAATAACAAGTCAGGATCGACTTGCACTGTGACTTTGCCATCTGCCGCATCATATCCTGGGCGCTACCTAACATTCCAGAACAACCAAGATCAAAGCCTTGTATCTGCTTCTAGCAATGTTATTCCCCAAGGCGGTGGTGCGGCAGGAACTGCTATTTTAACTAATGTATCTGGTAATTGGGCAACACTAGTGTCAAACGGCACAAATTGGGTTATTATGCAAGCCGCTTCGTTTAACAACTTGCTATTCTAAGGAACTAGATATGGCCGTGACCATCAGTAACATCATCCCTGCTAAGACTGCGGAAGCTACACAAGTAACACAGTATACCGCTGTTGGTGTTCAAACCATCATTGATAAGTTTACCGCAACTAATTATTCGGCATCAGCCGCAACGATTAGTGTTAACCTTGTTGCCGATGCTGGATCAACTGGCAATGATAACTTGATTGTTAAGAGCAAGACGCTTCAGGCTAGCGAGACATATACGTTTCCTGAACTGGTAGGCCATGTATTGCCTAAAGGTGGATTCATCTCCACTATTGCTGGCACGGCTTCAGCAGTTAACATTCGCGCATCTGGACGGGAAGTATCGTAAAGAACGAGAGTTTGAATTTGACGATTGATTGTGATAGGGTTTTGCCACAGAGCTTTTAAGAGCAGCCTGTGGCTCAATAGTAGGAAGCTTACTATGCTTAAAAGCGGAACGCCTGAATACTGGTTGCGTAGAAACTTTGTGGAAGTTTTAGACTTGCCCGAAGATGCGGTCGAATGGCTAATTGATCTATGGCAAGTTGTTCAGCTTTTTGATGACATTGTTGATGGCGACAAGATAGACCGCGACGATGCTGACATGGCTATTTGGGCTGCATTGGTAGGACTACCATCTAATCCATTCTATCAATTTCACTCTGTAGTATTGCTGCCACTCCTTAGCACTGCCATTCTAAAGTGGAAGGCATCCGATACTGTTGAATTGGCAGGGAATGCTTGCGCTACTAGCTTTGTCTGGCGTGCTGGATATTATGATATTGTTCTTGCTACAGTGCAGTTGGTTCACGGCACACAGGCAGCAATGGAAATAGGTCACGTTGTGTTGAAACTTTATGGCGAAAGCCTTGATGAATATATGAAGGAAATGTCTGATGCCTGATCCAGTAACGGGAATTGGTGCTGCTGTCAGTATCGGTGGCTCTCTTTTAAAAGGTAAAGCTGCAAGTAAAGCAGGTCAACTTCAGTATGATGCAAGCATGGCTGGTGTCGCTGAAACCCGCCAAGCTCGCGAAGAAATGCGTGCTTTGCTTCAACCATACACTGCGGCTGGTGGCCCTGCTCTTGAGGCGCAGATGGCTGCGTTAGGACTTGCTGGCCCAGAAGCGCAGCAAGCCTATGTATCAGGGCAAGAACAAAGCCCATTCTTTCAATCATTGGCCCAACAAGGCGAAAACGCCATCCTGCAAAACGCTTCGGCAACTGGCGGACTTCGTGGCGGCAACGTTCAAGGCGCATTAGCTCAGTTTCGCCCTCAATTGTTAAATCAGTTTCTTGAGCAGCAATATGGTCGTTTGGGCGGCATGACGCAATTAGGTCAGCGGTCTGCTGCTGGCGTTGGCGCGGCTGGACTGGATGCGGCTGGCGACATTTCTACGCTTCTTGGTGAAGGTGGTGCTGCAAGAGCGGGATCAGCTTTGGCAAAAGGCCAAATGTTTGGCGACATCCTCGGTTCTGTGGGTGGCGTTGCAAAGGGACTATTCTAATGGTTCAGCCGATTAATTACGCTGACTTAGCTGGAGGCTTTCAATCTCCACAAGAGGCATTTACTAATACGATTAAGTTGCGCGAATATTATTTGCAGCAGCAAAAAGCGGCTGAAGATGCACGGTTAGCTAAAGAGAAAACTGTGCGAATGGAAGCTGATTTAAAAGATTACACAACAAATCCAGACCCTCAAAAACTAGCTACTTTGCACCTGAATTATCCAGTCCTTAAAGAATCACTGAATAGCTATACGGCAACACTCTCAGATGCAGACAAGCGCACCACAACCGATTTTGCTACACAGGCTTTTGGTCTTAATCGCGCTGGCAAAACGGAAGATGTTCTAAATTTATTTGACAGATATATCGCTGGTGCTGAAAAGCGTCCTGAAATGGTTCGTGTTTTCAAAGATGCTAAAGAAACATATTCAAAGATTGAAGATCCAAAAGCACGCGAGGCTTTAATTGGTTCTGTTCTAGCTGGAACAGGAAAAGATGGTCTTGATATTTATGACAAGATTTGGAACGCACAAGATGGTGCTAAACTAGATACTGCTACAATTAAAAACCTTCAGGCTGAAGGATTAGTTCTTGGAACACCTGAATTTCAAGCAGCTATAAAATCAGAGCGCGAAAAGATAACCACAACGCTTCCAGGTGGCGGTTTCTATTCAGGAAGCCCATCGGGATTAGCACAAATATTGGGTGGCCAACCTATCCCTAGTAATGTGCAAAAAGGCCCACCACGTAGACCAACTACAAAAGAAGAATTTGACAAACTTCCACCAGGTTCCATCTTTATTGATCCAAATGGTGTAACTCGTGAAAAGCCAGGAGGTCAGACGGCTGCTCCGTCTGGTAACTTTCGCTGATGGTAGAGTTGTGATTGGTAAACTATTTCCTAATGCAAGAATAACATCTGGCTATCGTGGGCCAAATGATCCGCTGTCTAAAAAGAATCCAAGGTCTTATCATCGCACTCCTGGTGCTGTTGATATTGCCCCAATAGCTGGAATGACATTTAAAGAATATATTTCTGGCATCAAGAATGCTGGTTATAAAATTATTGAAGCTCGTGACGAGGTAAAGAACCCGTCTAAATATGCTACTGGCCCACACTGGCACGTTGTGATTGGAACTTAATATGGCTACTCAAGAAAATTGGTGGGAAGGTTCTGCCATTGTTGCAAAGCCCAATAAGACGCAACAAGTAGATGGTGGCGTTTATGTGCCTCCTGCGCCAGAAAAGCCTGACAAGCCTACGGAGACATTTTCCATAGCCACGCCAGAGCAAAAGGCTGCTGCTGGGCTCGATCCTAATCGCGTGTATCAAGTTGGCTCAGTGACCGGAGAGTTTAAGGATGTTGGTGGGCAGGCTCCCGCTAAAGCTGCTGCAACACCAGACACCAATCGTCTTCCACAGCTTTATACTGGCATTTCTGCGGTTAGGGATTTGCGTAATCTTTCCGATAAATTTTTGTCATTAGGAAGGCAGGCTGGCGGCATTAGCGAAACGCCTATTCTTGGTTCGCTGCTTGGACAGAATCGTTCTGACCTTGAGGGATCAATTGAAATCCTCAAGGGCATTATCATTCAAGATCAGCTTGCGCGTCTAGCTAAGATTAACCCTGCTGGCGTAGCTGGCCTTGCAAACACCCCTGGTGAGCAAGAGCGGTTTGTTTCAGCTATTGCAAACCTGAATCCCAATCAAAGCCCAGAGAATTTTGCTATCGGACTGCAACGCGCTGAAGATTATCTCAACCGGCAATTAAAAGAATCTGGTGGAGAGCCTGCTGGTGAAAGAGGTGCTCCGGTAGCTGGCTTAACAGAGGCACTTCCTGGTGATCGCGTTGTTGCGGAGATAGACCTTAAAAACGCAAGAGATTTGCAAGAAGCTTGGCGCAGCGGGAAAACGATTGAAGAACTTAGTGCTATTTCAATAGCAAATGTTGGCTCACCATTAACGCCTGAAAGTATTGCAGCTTTAACGGCGGACACGAATCGTCAATTGCAGTTCCAGCCATACCTTGCTCCAATGCAAGATGTCACAGAAGACATGGGCATTGTGGAAAGTATAGTTGAATCTGCGACTGGCTCAGAGCGTAGCACGCCTGAAATTGAGGCGGCTGCTGACTGGACAACGATGCCGGAGCTTAACGAGCTATCCGTTTCTGGCGCACGTACTGGTATCGGTACAATGTTCACAAGCCCAGAAGAATCCGTAAAGATTATTCAAGCTAACTATCCTAGCGTTGAAGTGCGGCAGGACGAAAAGGGTAACTACATTCTTCGGTCGAGAAACGGTAAAGATTACGGAATTAAACCTGGATTTCGCTTTAGCGATGTTCCTCGCGCCATTGGTGGTATATTGGCGTTTACCCCTGCTGGACGAGCAGCAACATTTACAGGTGCAGCCGTTAAGTCAGGAGCTACTCAAGCAGCCATTGAAGGCACTGAGTTTGCGGCTGGCGGAGAGTTTAACGCACAGCCTATTCTTATGGCTACAGCGGCTGGCCCTGCCGAAAAAATTGTTGGAGATGTGGTATCGGCTGCACTCCCATCAGTAACGTCTAAATTGAGACAACTTACTGGACAACCTGAAATACCATTAGGAGCGGCTCCTGAAGCCCCTGCTGGCATGGCAATGCCATCCGCTAGTGCAATGGCTCCTGATGCACCAATGCCAAGCGCTGCGCCTTCTGCTGGGCCTACCATCGTAACTCCTGCTCCTGGTGTTGCTCCTGCATCAAGGCCAGGCGGTGGAGCAATGTCTACAAGCGAACAAACTATACGCGCTCAACGTGCTGCTGAATTGCCAGTGCCTATCGAACTTGCACGGTTCCAGCGGACACGCGACTTTGTGGAGCAGCAACGCGCACGAGAGCTTGCTAAGAACAATGAAGTCGGTGGCCCTATTCGTGAGCGCATGGCCCGTCAGCAAGACGAACTGCGTCAGAACTTTGAAAGCTTTATCGAAGGCACAGGTTCTGAAGTATGGAATAACCCATACGAACAGGGCGGTGTTATTGCGGACGCTCTAGGAACTCTTGCAAAGCGTGAACGCACTAGGACTAATGCGCTATACAAGCGTGCTGAAAAGTCTGGTGAAATGCGTGAGCCTGTTGACTACAAAGAGTTGTCAGATTTCATTGCAGAGCAAACGCCAACCACCCGCGAGAAATTAGCTCCAGTTCTAAAGACTGTTGAAGAACAACTATTATCGAGTGATCCTAATAAGACGGGAATGATTTCCCTGAATATGATGGAGGACATCCGCAAGCTCATTAACAAGGTTGCAAGCCCAGGAACACCAGATGCCAGCTTTGGTCGTGATATGCGTGGCATCATTGACAACGTGACTAAGGATGCTGGTGGCGATGTTTACAAGCAAGCTCGTGCATCTCGTGCCAAGTATGCTAGGGATTTTGAGGATATTGACCTTGTTGAAAAGGTCTTTGCCACAAAGCCTGGAAGCACAGAGCGCTATGTTGGTCTTGAAAAGGTAGTGGATAAGATCACTGGCGAAGGCACATCGCTTGATAGCGTGAGGCATTTGCTGGGCTTGCTTGAAAAGGCTGGGCCTCGTGGCACTCGCGCAATGCGGGAACTGCAAGGCTCCGTTATGGAAAAGATCAGAGACCAAGCATATCGTGGCGTAACAACCGACCAATCTGGTCAAGCCGTTATCCAACCCGCTGCGCTTAATAAGATAATTACCAGCCTGAACAAGAACGGAAAGCTCGACCTGATCTTTGACAAGAAAACGGCAGAGCTTCTGAACACCATCAACGATGTTACCAAGGACATCATTACAGCGCCTCCAGGCAGTGTTAATGCGTCAGGAACATCAAGCGCAATGATGAACGCGATTGATACACTGGGAACCTTCAGCACGACAGGCTTGCCTATTCCTGCCGCCAAGATTCTAAACGGTCTCCGTCAGTCAATGGCAAACAGGGGAATGCGTAAGGAAGTCAAAAGGCTTCTGGATTAATGACCTTTCGCTGCAACATAATTTCGGCTATAAGCCCAAAGACGCAAGGGATTAAGTTCTAATGGCACTTACTCAAGTTACTGGCCCTTACCCAATATTCACTGATCTAGACGGTACGCCTCTGGATGACGGATACCTGTATATCGGTGCAATCAACGATGACCCTGAGACAAATCCGATTCAGGTATTCTTTGATAGCAACTTAACCATTCCAGCTACGCAGCCTATCCGCACAAGTAACGGCTACGCTTATCGTAACGGCACACCAGCATTGCTTTACACTGGCGGCGAGTTCTCGATCACAATCCGCAACAAGCGCAATGAGTTCGTTCTCTACAGTCCTGTAGGCTATGGCTTCGATCCTGCCGCTGTGTCTGCGTCTGTTGTCAAGAACGACTTTACAGGCGATGGCGTTACAGTGGCTTTTGTGCTTTCGGCATCGCCTAGCACTGTCTTGGCAACTAATATCTTTATCAACGGCGTGTATCAGGAAAAAGATAGCTACACGCTTTCTGGTAACACAATCACATTTACAGTAGCTCCACCGCTGAGTTCCAGCATTGAGATCATGACGAACGAAACGGGTGTTATTAACTCAGGTAATGCCAATGACATCAGCTACACCCTGACTGCCGCTGGAGCAACGCTACAGAGCGTTCAGACAAAGCTGGAGCAATACGTTTCAGTTAAAGACTTTGGTGCTGTTGGCGATGGCGTGACCGATGATACGGTAGCACTTCAAAATGCTTTGGATGCAGTTTCAGGGACGGGAATGTTTTTGCTTATCCCGCCATCTACGTCATTTTACAGAATAACATCAACGCTATATCCAAAATCAAACACAACTATTTTTGGTTATGGGGCTGAAATTAAAAACAGCGGCACATCCATATTTAACATGATATGGGCGCTAGGCACTGACGGTGGCCCATATCTTACTGACATTAGCGTTTTTGGCCTGACTGTTGATTGTAACGGAACTTATATTGATGGCGGCGGTAGTGGCCTAGGTGCAAGCTACTGCGATAACTTTAGGGTAAAAGACTGCACGGTTAAGAACGCATGGTTGCAAGGAATTTTCTTTGCCAGAGGCGGTCGCAACTGCTGGATTTCTGACAACTATGTTGAGCAAGCGTTTGGTGACGGTATCCATATCGGTGATCAGTACACAGGCAACACGCTTGAAAATGTTTGGGTAACCAACAACGATGTTTTCAATTGCTTTGATGACGGTATTGGCGTCACAGGCGGAGCGCATTTAGTTTGGATAACAGGCAACAATGTTGACACTGTTACGGCTGCGGCGGGGATTGATTTGTCGGGCTGCTATCAAGTATACGTACAGGGAAACTACGTCACTAATTACGGACAGATTGGTATTCGCGTTCAACGGTTTAATACGTTTGCAGCTTTTGACCTAGAAATTATTGACAACATTATTGATGCGCCGCCCGTCAACCAAGCAGCAATAAACTTGTTTGGACCTAACAACACAACTCTTAACACGTATGTAAATAACCCAATTACCGTGCGCGGAAACCGCATAAAGAACGTAACTAACACAGGCTCTTACGGTATTTTTGTGACCGGCGCTGGCATGGTCACAATCGAAAATAACTTCATAGAAGGTAATAAGCAGGGCATCGTTCTGTCTGGTCTTCCTGCAACGTCTACTGTTGGGCCAATCGTAAACTGCAAAATTAAAAACAATCGGTTTGTTGGCCTCACTGACGCTATTGGTCTTTCTAGCGGCAACAATGGGTTTGTTACGGCGGGCAATGAATTTATTAGTTGCACAACCATTCTCGCGCCTAACTCATTGCCTTACTGGGTGCAGCCTACAGTTTGGGAAGCTGACTACAAATTTGACGATACGTTTTTTAAGGGCGTCACGTATACGACCACTGGCACATCGCAAACTGAAGTGGCTGCATCAACGCGAATCAAAGTCAGCAGAGGACAAAGGGTTCAGTTGAACTATTTTGCCCAAGACATTTCTGGAAGCGGATTAGGTGACTCTACAATTGAATTATATGATGTAACAAACTCGGCTGTTTTGGCGACTGCCACTATAACGGGCAACACTTCGCCTTACGCATGGCGGACGCTTGATGTTGCGCTGATCGCAACTGATGCAGAGGTTACAGTGCGCTATGGCCGTACTTTTGCGGGCGGTTCGCTATCAATACAGGGCGCTTATGCGCGCATTGGGTAACTAGAAGCATACTATGGCAGACAAAAGAATCCCTGCACTTCCTTCTGCCACCGTACCTTTAGTGGGTACGGAAGTTTTGCCTGTTGTGCAGTCTGGCATTACCGATCAAGTAAGCGTAGCAAACCTGACTGCTGGCCGTGCTGTTACAATGTTAAGCAACACAATGGTTTCTGCATCAGCGGTTAATGATGTCGATAAAACAGGCGGCGGCGCTTACAGCTATCGAGCTAAAGGGAACGACCAAGCCAATGTTCGCTTTAGGTTTGAAAACACTGGCGGTCAAATATACGAACTTGTGGGCGGCAATCCTGGCGCAAGCAACGCTGGCTTTGCCATTTTCGACGCGACCGCATCGGCTACGCGGATGTATCTCAGCAGCACGGGCGACATTACTGTCAACACTGGCAATCTAGTAATCGGCACTGCTGCCAAAGGCATCGACTTCAGCGCAAACACGCACGCCGCTGGCATGACCAGCGAATTGCTGAATTGGTATGAGGAAGGTGTGTTTACCCCCACTGTGTTTGGCACTGGAACTGCGGGGACAGGCACTTACACGTTTCAAGTTGGTAGATATGTGCGTATCGGAAAAGTTGTACAATTTCAG